ATTAATTGTTCGCCTAAAAGCGTTGGGTCTTGTTCTTTAATCAGCCCACGCATATTGCCTTCTGATTTAAGCATGAATACATCTTTGTTGGCAATTGTTGCCATGAATACGTTTACAATATCACTGTTATGAGTTTCCCTTGATTGTGCTGAAATTAAGTACAACATTGGAATACTGTTAGGACGTTTGTATTTATCGTATCTGTCATCATTGATTACAGAGTATGGAGGGTTTCCATCAATCTCTGTTACCAGAATATCCGTTACCGCTCTACCAATACCGTTATGGTCAAGAACAAGTACGCTTGCATTATACTCTACTACTTTTTGTTTCAAGAATAATGCTTGCTCATGGAAGTGAGTACCTTCCATTACGAACATATTAACTAAGAACTTTTGATAAGTTCCGTCACCTCTTGGTAAGCATTTAAATACTGCTAGAGATGAGTTAGCCGTTTGTTTACCTTCCGCACGTGCAATATCGTAAGATAGTACGTACATGGCATCTTTCGACTTCTTATCTGCTCTAAATTCTGGTTTCTTCTCTGTTCTACATCTATTAATATCTTCAACTGTTACAAGAGATTTTTCACTTGACCCTGTAAAGATACTACGATACTCTCTATCAAATGATAGTGGAGAATATGTAGCAGAGTTAATTTTTTCCGTTACATCATCTAAATCTAATGTACCGAATCTTGCACCCATTTCATAAGAACTACCTAATACGATTGTTGGCTTACCATCGGTCATTTCATTAAATAATTCCATATACTTCTCGTAACAATATGATTGCTTGTGAGAAGCAGTTGTAATGTAAGCTTGTGTCTTAGAATACTCATTTGGGTCTGCACCATGTCTTGTCATACGTGGTTGTGCTAGAATTGGAAGGATAACGTTGTTTATCGTATCTCTATCCATCTTCTCATCGACAATCTCTTCTAACGCAATACTGTTAGCACGTAGACCACGTGATGATTCTCCAACTGTTAATGTATCTAATGAAGAGCCATTTCGGAATACTAATCTTACATAGTCCTTTTGGAATTTGCATCTTTCAAAGATTACCTCATTTTTTAATAGAGGATAATCCGTCCAAAGCTCTTCTACTTTCTCTTGAACAACTTTCGCACTTTGAGTTTTTGTTGGCATCGCCAAACAAATACTTGAATTAGGATACATAATGCACTTTAAGTAATGTGCCATTACGTCTATGTATGTCTTTGAAATACCACGACTTGCAACAATTCCTACTTTCTTTTTTCTAAAGAAAGCTCTTAGGAATACTCTTTGGAAAGGTGTTAATCTAAATCGTGTATTTTCAGTTCTAATAAAATCAATAAAATAATCTGGATATTCTCTAAAGAATGAAAGAGCTTTTCTAAACTCTTCCTTTACTTGGTCATAAGCACTAATGCCTTTACTCTGATTCGTCATTTGGCATTACCTCTTCTCGCCATCCAACAGGAGGTTCTACGCTAACAGGTTTACCAACTAATCTTTGTGCGAATTGCATGTACCACATTAACATGTAATCAATATCATCTTTTGGAGTATCAATTACTTTAGGTGGAACAAATCCTTCTCTTTCGATTTCTGCCCAAACTTGTGCGAATGAGAAAAGACCAGTTGCTTCCGACCCACTCTTCTTATCGACAGGTCGCATACCTGCGGATTTAAGGATGATGTCGTACTCTTTGTTAATCTTTGAATAAAGAGTAAAGTCTTTAATCGCTAAAGCGTTATCTGCTTCTACAGATAGTTTCGCTAATTGCTTTAACATATGTTTGTGGTTAGTTGTTTTAACCTCATATGTCATCATCATATCTTGATAGAATTTCTCTAATCGAAGATACTCATGCTTCTTGTATCCAACGCCCCATCTTGAAATAAGGGAATCTGAATACTTAATAATTTCTCCGTCCTCTGTTTCTATTTCATCGGAAATTTGTGAAGCTTGAAAATCAATTGTTGTACCTGCACCGACAATATCACTATTGTCAAATGTTTTGTTTTTAACTTGATTTAAAGAATTGATTTTTCTAATATATTCTCCTAATGGATGATTCTTAGATTGAAGTGCTTCGTTCCAATAATCTTGGATAAACGGCTTGTCAATTTGACGAAGGAAACTAATTACTTGTTCCATATCGTCTACATCTACTTGCTTACGTACACAGTCACGACAAGTGTTAATCATTCCATCTGGGAATAAAGGACTGTCTACTTTGAAGAAAAATGTCGTAGCTTTTTCTTTGCCACATGACGAACATTTCTTCTTTGGAGTAGATTCTGTTTTTCTTTTTCTAGTGCTCACTAATGTTACACTCCTTTTTCTCTGAAATATAAAAAGAGTATTTTCATATCGTCCTAACTGCAAAGGGAGAGTATGCAGATAGGGCGATATAAAATACCCCTCACTAATATAGTGTTTATCAAGGCACTTTTGTTAACCTTTTGATAAAATTCAGTTTTTATCTAGAAGAATGTTACCCATCTTACTTCGATTTCTCCATCTTCTCTAATGATGTGATAGCTCTGTGATGGTGATGATACTTTACGTAATTTATTCAATACAAAGTCATCCGCACCCTTTAAGCTTCCACTTACTGAAATGAATTTATTATCATGTACTTCTTTTAAGAATCGTGTATGAGTGTGACCCATTAATACTAAGTCGTAATCAATACCGTCATTCTTAGAATGGTTTGCTAATAGATTAGGATTGTTCTGGTTGTCTAAATCACCATGTAATGCTAAAATATTCTTACCACCTACTACAAACGAATGTTTGTAATCTTCTGCCTGTTCATATGTAATTCTTTCGATTCTAGCATTTTCGATAAACTGTTTAATTGAATAGTTAATTGCTTTTACTGCATGGTCACCATCAATACCTTTATTCTTATCTCCATCTACTCTATCGTGATTGCCTGCGATGCCTGCATAGGTCACCTTTGTATGCTGTGACAACCCAATTAGGAATTTCTGGATTAAGTCAGATGCTCTTACGATTTGTTCTGAATATGCAAATTCTACTTTATAGCCTTGTGCAAATCTCATAGAAGAATGCTCTACTGTATCTCCAAGATTCATAACATATACATCCGAAATATTGTTGACCTTTACTTCTGCAATAATCTTATTTAAGTATTTCTGCATTCTTTCGATTGCGACATTGTAATCATATGTATTAACCTTATTGTCCACAACTGCACCGATATGTAAATCCGATAGACTTACAACCATCTTAGAAGTTCCTATCATATTAATAGGTTGTGCTTCGAATTTTAATGCAGTGAAATCATGCTCTTTGAAAGCGTTTCCAATTTGCTCTGCTGTGATAGCGAAATCAATCACATCTCGTTTAACTTTATTAAGTTCTCGTAGTACATGTTGATTCTCACGCTTCTCATACGCCACTTCTCCAACCAGTTCCTTGATTGATTCAAGCTTTGAGTCTGCTACCATACTAGCATACTTAGGAGCTTCTGGAAGCTCTCCTACGCTCTTCTGGAAGGCTTTAATCATGCATCTATACGATTCATTGTTATCTGCATCAAAGTAGCCCTCACGCTCCATCATCTTAACTAAAAGTGACCATGAGCACTTTCTTGATGGTGATGCATTCTGTAGTTCTTTCTTAATTCTAACAGCAGTATTTAAATGCTCTTCACTTACCTTAATAAGTTCACCGCTCTTGTTAGTATATGACCTCATTGTAATCACCCTTACTCTTAGTCTTCTAATTCTGGTGCTTCATCGCCTGTAATTTCATTTTCTTCTTTAATAGAGAATGTAATCGTTTTACCTTCAAACTCTTTTAAAATATCAAAGAAAGGGATTGTTAACACTTCTTCTTTTTTAACTTCGTAAATTACACCTTCTGCTAGGCTTAACTCACCTTTTACTTGAAATGAATTTGTTCTTTTTGCCATTCTTAAAAACTCCTTTTATTGTTTATACCACTAGAATAAGCCAAGAGCGTATGCCCTTGACCTTTCTATTTCTCTTCCCGACCACTTGCTTACGCAAGAATTATTCTATTATGAGGAACAGCTTACGCTGTTACCTCTTTGTATCTATCAGACTCAACTACATCCAACATCAACTCATATGCAGTCTTGCCATTCGCATCTAACAATTGCTTGAAGATGGATGGTGACAATCCAGATACTAATTGCACTCCTTGCTCATTCATAGTAAACTGTGTGTTACTCACGAATGCGTTCACATTCCAGAATACTAAGTTTGGCAATTCGTAACCTTTAGCTTCGAATTTCTCTGCCATATTTTTGAAGATGTGTGTGTCAGCACCTTGCGTACAGTGGTTAAACTGCATGTCAGAGATGATGTACACTTTTGCAATCATTTCTTCTTTAGGCACATTGTTTGCAACTGCTGTGTCCAAGATTTTTTGGAATACGGCTTCAATGTTAGTTGAGCCACCCCAACTTGAATCAGACAAGTTACGTGCCTTTTCAACAATATTGCCACCTACGACTTTTTTAAGGTCTGGTCTGCTGTTGAAAGTTAAGAAGTGATTGTGGAATACTCCTTTGTTACGTTCAGCTAGGTAGATGCCTAAAGATACTGCAACGTTCATTGGGTTTCCTGTCATGCTACCAGATGTGTCCACTACAGCGATTGAGTTTTCACTCGCACCATCAATGAAATCTGGCAACGCTTTCCATTGTGCATCTAACAATTGAATTTCTTCTCTTGTTAATTCCTTGCCATATCCACCCCAGATGTTTTGACCTCTAAAGCCTTGGAAACATTTGCTAACGATGTCGTATGGATATAATGTTTTAGCATTAATCTTAACTTCACCTTTAGTCAAGCTGTCTAAAAAGTCTTTGTAACGGTCTTCATCATTACGGAAGAATGCTCCACGATAAATTAATCCTGCACGTGATGGCAGTTTATCATATTGAATTTCTCCATAACGCTTATCTGTAAGCTTAGTCTCAACTAAGTTCAACTTCGCTCTTAAAGCAGATAATGTCTTACGGTATTGCTTTGGTTTTACACCAAAATGCTCACGCATGATTTTTGCATACTTCTTAGTCTTGTAACTAGAAGCATTTTCAGATGGCATCCACTTAGCTAGTAAGCTTGGATGTTCTGTTTTCTTATCGGCATTCAACTGACGTTTAACTAAAGCTAATACGTCTGCTTTTAGACCTGTGTCTAGTAAAACCCATAAGTCATCCCATCGACCAAATGCAGGCACTAACGCTAAATTCTTCTTCAATGACTCTTTGTGATGAAGAGCTAAATGTTGCATAGCAACTCGGAAGAAACGTCTTTCACCTTGACCCTCTGTAATATCACGAAGATAGAATAAAGTTTTCATAGCTAATTCTGGATTTTCACCATAAGCCTTAGAAACTAAAACCTTTACATCTTCGTCACTGCGATTACGGAATGCACCACCTGTAGAAAACAAGTCAAGTACATCTGACTTTGTGCTCTTGTAAGCAAATGCTCCATTCGCTGTTTTTGATTTGTTAAACTCGTTTTGTAAATGATTTAACATAGTATCACTACTCCTTTTTCTCTTTTAATTGTTTTTATTAAATACTTTCTCAAACTCTAAATCATGTTATTTAAAATGCAAGAAACTGTTTAATAACAAGACACTCCTATCGGTTGTAGCTTCACGCTACTCATACAATTGTTCTGATTGTTATATTTTAAGAATTGCTGTATGTGTCTTTTCAAACAGTATTAACTAGGCTCTTATAATAATGAAATTCTTTTAATCTTTAAATTTGTCATATGTATTATAGTTTGCTGTATGAGCCTATGAGTTAATTATACTATTATCTTTTGCTTTTGTCAAGCAAGTGTGTTACATTCTTTTAAAAACTAGGCTCTTTATACCTTTTTTTGATTAACAGTCAAATGGATTATGATTGCTGTTAGAGCCTAAAACACCCTAGACAGGATTCGAACCTGCAACCTAATGGATAGAAGCCACTTGCACATCCAGTTGTGCTTCTAGGGTAAGAACACCGAAACCAAGAATCGAACTTGGACTTATAGATTCGTAGTCTATCGTGATATCCGTTTCACTATTTCGGTAAATATGTGGTATATCGGATTCGAACCGATGTCTCATGGTTGGAAGCCACAAATCATAACCCCTAGACCAATACCACGTAATATAAGGAGAGTAAGGGATTCGAACCCTTGGTGGGAGTTAACCCACACTTCCGTAGCAGGGAAGCACGATAAGCCTGACTCTGACAACTCTCCATGATTAAGGAAGCGACAGGATTTGAACCTGCAAAGCTTTTACACCCAACGGTTTTCAAGACCGCCCCAATACCATTATGTCTACGCTTCCAAGAATGCTTTTTGTAGTGGAAGCTTAACCACAGCCTTAATTATTTAACTCCCACAGGACTAACAGGAGGTTGCGTGGCTAATGCCACAAAAGCCTAATGACAGAATCGAACTGTCGAATATCGCTTACAAGGCGATTGTTTTACCACTAAACTAAAAAGGCATATGGTGGAGGATAAGGGAGTCGAACCCTTGATTATGGCTTGCAAAGCCATCGTTTTCCCACTAAACTAATCCCCCTTGGGCACGATAGTTTAACTCTAACTATCGTGTAAACGGTTACTTTCATTGATATCATTGAGGTAAGCAACTACCCTATCTTGTGAGCCTGCCGACCTTATACTTTCAAAGCAGGACTCAACAGAAGGTTTTCACTTTCCATCTGCCTATAACCTTCCTAAGTTAGCAGTGGAGCATAAGGATTTGAGCACTTTTGAAGAGTATGTCAACTCTAGTCTTCGTCTTTGAAATCTAGAACACCAGTAAGATTAGTGCGGATAGCAAGACTCGAACTTGCGACATCTCCCTTCCAAAAGGAGTAGGCTACCAACTGCCCCATATCCACATAATATAAAGTGGGTCATAGAGGACTCGAACCTCTAGCATATCGGTTAAAAGCCGATTACTCTACCATTGAGTTAATGACCCAGAAACAAGGCACATAGTTTAAGGTTGGACTCGAACCAACAATCTTCCGATTATCAATCGGATGCTTTAACCAATTAAGCTACTAGTCAAATTTTGGCTGACCGAATTTTGTAGTTGCTGTGCGTGCCTTTAAGGAATAGCGAATGTGAGATTCGAACTCACACTGGATGGCTTCTAAGACCACTATCTCTGCCGTTGGATTAATTCGCCATAATAGGATGGGCATGAGTGGATTCGAACCACTACAGCGTAACGCCACTGATTTACAGTCAGCTTATCTCGCCAATGAATGCACGCCCATATTTAGATGGTGGATGAAAGAATTGAACTTCCGTTTATCGGTTATCAGCCGATTGTATTGCCACTATACGAATCCACCAGTGGTGAGAGGTTGACTAATCCTCTCGACAAGACACATTGTTTTGTGCTCCCATTACACCATAGAGCTAGTCACGCCCTAGTGAGATTCGAACTCACACCTTCAATTTTACCAGATTGATTGTAAGTTGTAATCGCTGTATGTGTCTTTATATACTCTGTACGAGATTCGAACTCGCA